GGTACTCCTTCCAATCTTTCCAGATAAGATAAGTACTAATTAAAGCACATATAAACCATATAAAAATTAACCCATATAATATTTCCATAGTATACTACTACTCCTTTTTAATTTTACACATAGCTTGTAGATACCAGCTTTTGTCAGCATTATAGCTTATACCTCCAACAGGAGTATAACCCTTACTTAAAAGGATATTAACTGTGCCTTCTAATTCTGTGAAAGAAGCACTGGATGCTACTGTATAGTCTTTGCATTCCATTATTGGTATATCCTTTTTAATTTACCAAGGCTAATTGTATTCACATCAAATCTATTAGGAGCATAGTGATCTAACTCTACTAAGCCTCTCCAATATGAAGTAGTACTACCTTTAGCATAAGCATCTACGTGTTCAAAGAAACAACCTACATTTAAAGCTTGTTGAAGGTGAGCATCTCCGTGTCTGTGCTTACAAGCAACCTCAAGCTTGTGGGTGTGTCCAAACACTACTGATGTACCATATAAGTCAAGAGCTTTCTTAGCTACAGAGCTGGCTCCACTAGCTGATACACCTGTACCTCCCTCAGTAATTGGGATATGAGTAAAGTTTACACCTTTGTATTTATAGTTTTCTTTATAAGGAACTATCTTCCAAAGATCTTTATCTAAACCAAGGTCCTTAATTACATCAACATGGCCCTCGAATACAGGTTCTATCTGTAAGTACCTATCTAACCTATCTTCGTGATTACCTTTTAAATATACCCACTCTATGTTCCTAAGAACAGGTTTACTAATTTGATCAAACATCATATCAAAGGCTTGCTTACCAGCAGCTATATCTTTATGATAACGATGGCCTTCTTGTAGAAGACGCTTACCTTTATCCCATGCTGATAGAGATTCTAGAGTAAGGGCATCGCCAATGAATACCACTCTACTAGGCTTAGTGGCTTGTATGTGCTTACCTAACCAAGTAAATCTCTCAAGTTTCTTTGCTGTATTTTGTGAAGCATCTATGTGAGCATCACCTACTACTAGGGTTATATCATCTGTCATTCTTTACTCTCCTTATAAGAAGGTGGAGGATCTTCATCAAAACGTACTGCTTTAATAGAGCCTAAGTTATCTAATAGAGCTTTAGCTACTCGATGCCGACCATCAAATATGCTACCATTCTCATCTAAAATAATAGGATACACACTATCACCACTTAATACTAAACGCATGTGAGCTACAAACTCTCTAATAGGCATACCACCTATACTTCTATCAATACACAAATGCTTTAAAGGAATCTTAAATGGTTTTAAATCTTTAGCAGCATCAACCACATCAGCTATTTTCCACACAGATCCCTTACAAGTTACCTCCTGCTCATGTAAAGAGTCCCACGGTTTCTTTATTATAACACTCATCCTTCCTCCTTCCATCTATCAGGTATGTCCTCTCCGATAGCATAATCAAAGCCATGCTTAACACACCAATCAGAGTAACGTCCCTTGTGGTTCTTATCCAACCAGTTGTCTCTTTGAAATAGAAACTTAAAGGTTTTATCTGGGTGAGCTTTAGCTACGGCTAGCATCTTAGCCCTATCCTTACTCTTAAACCAGCCCTTAGCCTCTATATATAAATCTACATCTGGTAAATAAAAGTCTGGTAGGTACCATTCAGTTTTCCAAACATCATCCTTGCTATTGCATGACAAACAAATAACACGGTAAGGTTTAGAATAATACTCAAGCAACCACGCCTCGTACTCAACCTTAACGCCACTATCTATCATGTTGTGATGAACTCTTCCTTCATAACCTGAACGATACCCACCAGTACTAAACTTAGAGGGGTTGTACTTACTCAAGCAGGCTATCTAACTTAGCTTTAATACGCTCAGCTCTTTCAATCTCTTGCTTATCTTGTTCAATCTCTGAGTTTAACGCAGTAATCTTAGTTGTGTTCTTATCTATCCACTTGTTACGAGACTTAACCAAGTTATCTAATTGAGTTAATATAACCTGTAGTGGCTTGATAATACTAGATACTGAAAGCATCCTTAGTCCCATGATACTTTACTCCTTACTACAAGCTTGGATTATAAACTCATCCATACAATCAGTAAAGTGTTCCATATTCCAAGTATCACAATGCTCAGCAAATGATGTTAGTGTACCAGTACCTTGTACAATAACAGTACCTATACGAGGTTCACTAAATAATACTACTGTACCTGTTTGAGATATCATTGGTTTAGGAAATGATATCGTCGATGCTGGTGCTACTAACTGTGTTACCTTGGTTCCCATCTTACTGTCTCCTTATTTAATAATTTCTGGTACTCTAGGAGCCTTAGTTACTTCTACTAGAGGTACAATCTTTCCTGAATAGCCGAAGTATCTAAGACCTTGACCACCATTTGCATCTTTATAGCACTCATCACGATAGCCACAATAACTACAGTTGGTACACAACCCTAAGTTACCAGCAGCTCCCTCAGGTTTAGGAGGGAAGGCTCTTGTAGGTGGAGCATCCTTTTCTAAGTGAGATATAATCTCTAAGGCTCTCTCATCACTACAAGCATACCGTTCTATATCGCTTTCACTAATCTCTAGGTCAGTAACATGTCCCATACTCCTATCTACGGCTAAGAAACTAGCACGTTTCTTTCCTAATAGCAGGGCATAAGTACACAACTGAGCCATGTATCCAAATGAATCATCATACTTTAATGAGCCATCTTTAAACTTCTTGAATCCAAAACCACTGGCTCCCTTTACATCTACCACCATCTCATCGTCAATCATAGCATCTATTCTGCCACTAATCATCCATCCGTTAGGTAGGGTGTGCTTGATTGGGTGTTGTTGGTGCGATACTTTACAACCTCCAATCTCTGCTAAGTACAACACAAGCTCCTCTATTATCTCACCATAAAGAAACTTAAACTTAAGTGCAACTCCGATACTATCTCTTAACTCAGGGGTATGGAAGTCATACCACAACTGACGTATACAAGGCTTACCTAAGTCTGTCATGTATAACTTCTTACTAGCCATCCTGTCACGCTGTTCTCTAGGCTTGAGAGCTCCTTTAACTGCTGAAGCTATGTTGGCTAATAGTTTATCTAGCACCTCCTCAGGGAGGTTAGGTTGCTTCCCAGCAACCACCCCTCTAAGTACATCTTGTATAGCTTTGGCCGGAAGCTTACTCACCAGTAGTTGCTTGCTTAGCAAGGTACTCAGTAAGGCCACCAGGATACAGCTCACCAGTACTGAAGGCTTCAAACTGCAAGGCCAAAGGAATTACCATCTCCATTACTTCGTGCATCACTTTAGCCCTTGTTGGCTCAGCCCCACCCGCCATTGATACCTCATCATAACCATTATCCATAGTAAGATTAGCTACTTCTAAAGCTCTAGCTAGAGAGTTCTGCCTAATAATACTACGATCAGGATGGTCTGCTGCTACTGGGAATGTCTTACCCATACTACGTGCTCCTATTGAGGTTGGGGTTGCATGTGAGCTACTAACTGCTGTTGGTACCTCTCCTGTACCCTTTATTACTTTAAGGGTATGCTGTACACACTCCTCACCATAAGCAGTTGGATTGCTTTCAAAACTAACCACATCTCCTGCATTAGCAGGTGGTCGTTTGAAACCACAATTATACTTAGAACCATCTACTAGGTGTAGAGTAAACTTAGTGTAAGGTCGGCCTGATCCTTTAGCTACTCCTTTAAATTCCTCTACTTGTGCTACTACTTGATTATCAATTGATGCCATTTAGCTACCTATCTCCTTTAATTTATTGAAGGTATACCTATATTATAACACTATAAAACTAGCTTGTCAACTAGATCATCAATGTTTTCTTGCTCTTTCCAATTCCTCCCTGCTGTCACATCTACTTTCAAAGGTAAGTTGAACTCAAACCCATAGTGTTGTTTGATAAAATGAGGAGCTTCTTCTAGTACACGGCGTGCTCTACAAGCTACGCTCCCAAGAACTGCTTGATGTACATCTAATAATATACTATCATGTACTGTGTTAATTAGGAAGCAATCAGTACCATAATTAATCTTGAACTCGTAATCACCGTCATCATTATCATCTAATAATTCTTCAAGTAAAATACCTAGCATCATAGTCATGATATCACCAGTAGCTAATCCCTGTACTGGATAGTTCTTCATCTCAGTAGGAGAGAACTTAGGCTTACCTCTTGGGTGCTGAGAATCTTTTTGTTTGAATAAGAACTCTCTACCAGTAGGTAATCTATAAGTAGAATGGTACATAGGCTTACCAAGCTTATCTAGATCAGGTTTATCTGGTAAAAACTTATTACGTTCTACATCATAAGCTACTTCGTGTTGCCATTTTTGTACCCCTGGGTATCTGTTATAGAAAGACTCTATTAAGGAAGCTACTAGCTTCTCTGGCTGGCCCATGCTACGAGATAATCCATAAGCAGTACCTCCATATATCAATCCAAAGTTTACACCTTTAACTATACGCCGTTCATCATTGGTCATAGTCTTACCAAAGACCTTTTCTCCAGTCTTAGCGTGGAGATCAACACCATCTCTTATATCTTCTATAAGTTGAGGATCTTGAGATAGGTGGGCTAAGCATATAACTTCTAGTTGTTTATAATCTAATTCTAGTATGTAACCTTCATCACCAAACCTAGATACAAACACACTCTTTAGTGGTGATGTTGCTACTGATGTTACGTTCTGGAAGTTAGGTTTACTTGAGGACAACCTACCAGTAACAGTACGGGTATGGTTAATAGAGTGGTGGATGATGCCCTCTATTTGTAGCTCTAAGTAGTTAGCAAAGTAGGTATTCACATGCTTATACAGTTTACGATACTCTAAGATATCATCTATTAATTTCCCCATCCCCTTGAGATCTCCAGAACGTGCCTTAGCTGCTGCTTTAAGTAGTGTCTCTTCATTGACACTATAGTGTCCTGACTTTGTTACTTTAGCACCATCAGGAATTATAGCTGACATGCCACCTAATCTTATTTCGTCTCTACCTTTTAAATATTTATCCTTACCATTTTTATATTTACCTACTAACTTACGATAAGGCTCTGACTTAAACTCTCCACCAAAAAGTAAAGCTGATAGTTGACTACCACTATTAATATTTATCCCAACACTCTCATCAATACCGTGTATGTGCTTAAGTGTAGTAGCTATAGACTTCTCAATAGTATCTAATTTAATCTGATACTCTGATGTTAGTTTTTTAATACACTCTACATCAACACACATACCATTGAATTCCATCTCACTAGTAGCTTTACGTGCTGCCATCAGGGCTTTCATCAAGGGCATCTTACCTTCTGCACACACTTGTTTGAATTGTCCTGCTGCTACTAGGGCTGTATTGGTTACATCACCTTTAAGATATTCTTCTAGCATATACGATGGTATGTCTTCTGTCCTCATACCAGAATCCCACATAGCTTTTATACGATCATCCTTTAAGTAACCACCATACTTCTCAGCTATAGAATCAAGAGAGTTATCTTTAGATTGCTGCTTACTTAATACAAACTCAGCTAGTTGTGTATCCCATAAATTAGTATGTCTTAGTACATGAGAAGGGGAAACATCAAAATCTCTTAGGACATAATGATAATCAAAAGAGACATTATGTCCTACTATTGTAGGTTTTTTACCTTCAATTAAAGATTTATCTAGTGCCTCAACAAGGACAGTACGGGTTGTATTAGTCTCTATATCTAAATTACTATTAGTGTTTCCCCACAATACTACTTGGTTATCTTTATGGAATGGAGTAGCCCTAAAGTGTGGCTTGGGTGCATCTACTGATGTCTCTAGATCTAGGACTACTGGGTATATATCACCATCTACATCTAAGGGATCGTTATAATTAAATTTATATTCCATTACTATACCTATTTATTTTGTATCATCTATTAATGATGGAGTCTCATTATCAGCCCATTGACGAAGATCTTTACACATATCTGGATTTTCTTCCTCAATATACCTAGCATAAGCACGCATTGCTCTACGGCTTGCTTCTGAATATGGATTATTACCATTAGGTTTCAATACAAAATATTTCATTGTTAGTCCAGTCATAATATAGTCCTATGTTTATGTGTATTTACTTAGAGTTCCATCGAAGGATACCTCATGGAATGAGTGTCTCTTGGACTCATCACTCTTAGGACCTCCAGGAAGTTTGTTCTTAGGAACACTGATGTATCTCTTATCATCAATGGCTGGGTCTTTACCTACCATTATTACTAAGTCAGCTTCTCCAGGCTTACCTGTCTTAGAGCCATCTAGTTGGGCTAGTGTTAGAAACTTCTCACCCTCAGCACTAGCATCAGCTTGACTCACAGCTATGACAATACAATTATATTTCTTAGCTAGCCGACGACCCCAATTATATAGAGCTTTAAGCTTAGCTGGTTCACTAAGCTTATCACCCACACCTATGACAGCATCCATCTGATTAATAACCACAACAGCAGGCTTGTTATCTCTAACAACTTTCTCAATTAAAGCTGTGTGTAAGGTATCTCTATCCACTACTTGAAAGATATCCTTGTGTCCAGCTATAGCCTCATAGCTATTCTCTACTTTGCTAGCTGCTACCTTGTCTAACTTAGACCACGGTGTACCTAGTACCCTAGATATAAACCTAGCTTGTATACTCTTACCATCTTCTTCGTTGTTAAATATAATAATTCTATTAGGCTCATCGGGTAGTTGCTCTACCATGTGTCCTAGTACTGAGATAAAGAATGCTGTCTTACCTACCTCAGGTCTAGCTGCTACTATAACAAAGTTGGTTGGGCGTAAGGGACCTACTGACTTATCAAGTGCTGGTAATCCCCAATCCAATCCATCTCCTAAAGATGAATATGCTTTAATAGCTAATACATTAGTAGATAGAAACATATCATCACTATCTTTACCTGCTAAAGAGTCTAACTTTTCTCTCAAGGCGTCTGCTTTATTACAAATATCATCAACTTGTACAGTCAAGTCGCCATCAATGATCTTGTTCACCACATCATATACCTCAGCTATTCCTGCCATCTTGGTAAAGTGTGATACTAAAGCATCAGCTCCGTGAGTTACATGAGTTGCTTTTATTTTCTCTATCAAAGTTTCTAGTAAAGATAATTCCGTAGCGTCAGCCTTAGGTTTATATATCTTACTATAAAAGTGTGAGTAGTCATCCCAATCTATATCCGGTGTTGAGGTATTATATTTAAAGTAAGCATCTAAAGATGCTATCATCTTCTCTGTGTGTTCTGTCAACCCATACTCTTTAATATTAGATTGTAATAAATTAAAGTTATTACGATTACTCATTGTATTAAGTAATTCTAATTCATAGTTTATCATTTACATTCCTCTAATATAGT